TCTATCTCACACCTCAAACTTATTTTCCTACTGGTGGAGGATATTAATGCCTAAATATTCTACTGGTAGATTTGCAAAAAGAATATCTGATAGATCAGGAATGGCATTTCCATACAACGAAATGGTAAAAGAATGGAATGGATCAACAGTGCATACAAGTGAATTTGAAGCTAAACATCCACAATTAGATCCGAGATATCATCCAACTGATCCTCAATCTTTACAAAATGCAAAACCTCAAATAATTAGTGCCAATGTATTACTTGGTATCAATTTATTTGCAGGTAATATATTTAACTCTGATGGTATGATGCCGATAGAGGATAATAAAGAGCTCCTTGCAAAAACGCAAGTAGGCACAGTTAATGTGGTGATATCATGACAACATATGCTGAATTAGTAGATCAGATTAGAGATTACACAGAAACAACATCAGACGTTCTGACCACTACAATAGTTAACGATTTTATAGAACATGGAGAAAAAAGAATATTTAGAGATATAGATCTTGACATTTTTAGATCGTATCAATTTGCTACACTTACAACTGGAAATCCTTTTGTTTCACTACCAGGAGCAAATACTGGTGATTTAGCCTTTGTTAGATCTGCACAAATTTATACTGCTGGAGGAACTCCAACTAGAGAATATTTAATTCAAAAAGACATTAGTTTTATGAATGAATATTGGCCAAATAGAGATTCTACAGAAAAACCAAAATACTATGCAATGTGGGATCAAGATACAATATATCTTGCGCCTACACCAAATTCTGCATATAATATCGAATTAGCTTTGAATAAGCAAGAAACAGGGTTATCATCATCCAATACAACTACTTGGGTGAGCACAAATGCCCCAAAAGTTATTCTTTATGCTACTCTTTGTGAAGCATTTAGATTTCTTAAAGGGCCAGATAACATGCTTCAATATTATGAACAAGGCTATCAACAAGCATTACAAGGCTTGCAACTTGAACAACAAGGTAGAAGAAGACGTGATGAACACTATGATGGGGTTCTTCGTTTTCCTCTTAATTCGCAACAACCATAAGGAGATTATAAAATGGCAATATCATCAGCGATATGTAACTCTTTCAAAAAAGAATTATTGGAAGGT